ATATGGCGATTGTAGCCGGCGACCTGAAAATGTACCTCACCGGGGGGGCGGCGAACGCGGATCCGGCTGCGTCTCTTGGGGGCGCGACTTCGAGCGTCCAATTCACGGACAATACCCTCGACAAGCTCTTTGCCAGCGTCGGGCCGGCAGAGGCCCTCTCGGGGGCGACGAAGTACCGGGCCCTGACGTTCAAGAATACCTCCGCGCTGACGGCCTATGCCGCATCCATTCATATCAGCCAGGAAACGACCTCGGGCGATACCACCGTGGAAGTGGCCTACGATGCCACCGGGACGCAGGACGTAGCCGACGAGGACACGGCGCCGGTCGGCCTTTCGTTCTCGACGCCTCTGTCGCTGGCGACGGCGATCGCGCTTGGGGATGTTGTTGCGGGAGGAACAGCCCGAATCTGGTTCAAGCGGATCGTCTCGGCGTCGGCTGCAGCTGTGGCGGCTGATACAGGCAAGTGGACAATCACGGTCGGGACGGCGCCCTGACGATGAGCTATTTCTTCATAGCATCCAGCGACGGAGGAACTGGCGACGGCCCGGAGTACGCCATCAGCCGGGAATTCGCCTTTTCGTGGGGGATCTACGAGGGAGTCAGCCAAGAATTCACCTTCATCAATGATATTTACGAGGCGATCCAGGCGACGTTCACCTTCAAGTGGAACATCCTCGGGTACGTCTCGAAGCAATTCACTTTTAAGTGGGGCATTGGAGAATATATTGCTCGAGAGTTTACCTTTGCGTGGAACGTCTACGCCGCGGCTGCAGATATCGGCAGGAAGGCGAAATACACCTTCAAGGCGGCGCCGGTCGTAAACCGGTTCTATCGGAAGTTCAGGAATGGCTAAGCCGACCGTCACTATTGCCCTACTGACGCCGATCTCTATTCGGCTGTCATGGACGGGATCCGGCGACTTCGAAGTTTGGTGGAAGTCCGACCATCCGGCCGGCCAGGAATACGCCAAGATCGCCCTCGTTACCGGAACGAGCTATGACGTTGGATCGCTGTCTTGGACAACCACCTATTATTTCAAAGTACGGAACGTGGGCGACGAATTCAGCGACGAGATCAACGTGTTCATCTGTTGCGGACAAGCGGTTGTGAGCGGGCCGGGGGTCCCGATCGAGGGTCCCCCTGCACTTATATACGCGGATTATTGGCAGCAATCCGTTGATGCAGACAACGGAAATATAGCGTTTGCTGCAAAAACTATTGATGATTCCGCGATGCTTCTATATAAGTACGACGGAGGACTGTGGGAATATCTTGGGGGATCTTCATACGACAATCAATTCCAGGCGGCAGTAAGGAGAATCAGAGACTTTATAGCCGTTTTCGATATGCAATCGTGCTATGGCGATTTCGGGTGGTATCGGTTTTCAACCTGGGACGGTAATATTTTCAATAGTAACCAGCTACCTCCTTACGATGCCGATGATTGCTGGAAAGAGATATCTCTACCCCCTGTTACGCAATCAATGGTCTTTAATGAAGATGGAAGAATTGTGGTCGCCGGCTGCTATGTTGATTGGTTGCCGGAAACTCAAGTAAATACATATTTCCTGCGGTATTCGTTGGACAAAGGCAATAGTTGGTCTGATGAGATCGTAATTGCAATTTTTAACTCAAAAGATATGCAGAAAATAGCCATCACGGAGACAGACGATGGAGCCGTGTGGATTGCTACGACTTTATACGATAAAGAAGGACACGAAAGCTTCCTGACCATGCCGACTTATGCGGTTTATCAAATATGGAAATGGACTTTGGCCGGCGGCGTTGTTGCTGTTTTCAATCACACGACAGAATTAACAAGCTTATATGACAACGTGACTCCACCTTATCCCGTGATAGATCCCGCTCTTTTTGTGTCCCAATGCAGTATTTACGCAGAAGGTGGAAAAATTGTCCTTTGTTATGCTGACAAGCACACCCTTACTCACAGCGGAACCCCCTGGTTTGGGACGGTAGATGTCTATACAAAGGTCAGCAACAATTATGGCGCGACTTGGGAAGATGCCATTTTGCTTTCTTATTCGGGAGTTGTTCTGCAAGCATCAAATTGGAGAGCGACTACTCCCGCGGTTTGCATAGCGAATGGCGCCCTCTTGGTATTTGTTTACGGAGGAACCTGGGACGCACATACCTATCATATTCTTCGGAGTGTCGATGACGGGGCCACATGGTCGATTGTTTATAGCTTCCCCGGGTTGGTCGCCAATTATGGATACGATTGCCAGTTTATGTCGGACGGCGATCATGTGGTTTTTTCTGGTTGCGGAATGACCGTGGGGGGAGGAAACCCGTTGGCCTACTTCGAGTCTTTTGACGCAGGGCTTACATGGGTCCCCGTTGAAATTGTCCCGGAAATTATTCCGCAAATCCTGGCGCCGGCCTGATGGATACCATCATCAAATCCCCGGCCGAGAAATTCCCGGTCAACTTCAATTTCTCGAGCGATCTTGTCGCGGGAGAGACAGTAGTTTCTTATGTGCTGACCTCCATCAACGCCGCAACGGGGGAAAGCTCTGCGGAAGATCGGGCGTATGACGCCGGCCCTCCCGAAGTCCTCGAGATCGTGAAGGTGATTGATTCTGATTCCCTGTCCTCGCCGGATGTGGTCGTTGTACTGAAAGACGGCGTAGAGGATGACGAGCATAATATCCAATGTATCGCAACCACCAGCGCGGGGAACGTCTATCAGCGGGATCTCCTGCTTTGCATCCATTCCGAAGTGACGGATTCGTTCACAAAGCAGCCGGACGATGTCTTCGCTTTCGATGTGGATTTCACGCGCCGGCTCGAGAGCGGGGATACCGTTGCCTCTGCAGTTGTGGCGGCGGTCAAGGAATCGGACGGCTCGGATGCGGCGGCTCTTGTGCCCGGGGTGGCCGTCAGCACTCCGCTTGTAGCCGTTGCCGTCCTCGATGGAGACGACGAAGAAATCTATCGCCTGGGGGTTCGCGGCACGACAACTGCGGGGTACGTCTACGAGAAATTCGTTCGCATGAACGTCCAGGAGTTTTAGATGACTATAAAAACATTTTCTTTTGCGGAGCCGGAAAAGGGGATCGTTACGCAATTCCCATCGAACAGGGTGGCGTTTACCACCGGGAACAACGTGAGGATCACGCCGGGATTCGTTTCCAAGACCCTCGGGAAAGCCCTCATAACCTCGCTGCCAAGCACTCCCGCGATTCGCGCCATGTTTTCATTTGTCGGGACGGACGGGGTGGTTCGGACGATCGTTTGCTGTGACGCCAAGGTGTTCGCCTACGACTCCACCTTCGCGTCCTATGTCGATATCACCCCCTCGCCGGCGCCCACGGGTGGGGCAACGGATATCTGGCAATTCGAGCTGGTGGCGGGGCTCCCGATCTTGTCGAACGGAAAGGACATCATCTGGAAGTGGTCATCCTACGCCGGCGTCCTGACGGCCCTCGCCGGGGCGCCGACCTGGGCCAAACGGATCTCGAGCTGCATGAACCGGCTGGTTGTGTCGAATCTTCTCGAGGGGGGCTACACCTACCCGGGGCGGGTCCGATGGCCCGAAACGGGCAACCCAGAGAATTGGACGATCGACACGACGAACAAAGCCGGCCGGCACGATATCATGTCGTACCAGAGCGGAATCGAAGCTCACGCAAACATCAAGGCGCAGATCACGCGAGGCCATGAAGTATTCTTCTTCACGGAGCGGGGGTTGTGGAAGGCCGATTTCGCCGCGGCCACGCGGAATTTTATCGAAGTTAACCCGATCACGGAGATCCTTTCCTCGAGGGCCTTGTGCAAGAAAGAGGAAACGATCTACTTCATCGGCAAGAACGACCTTTTTTGGTCCGGAGGCGGGGATCCCACGGCTTTCGGTCTGCCGATACGGGATGAACTGTTCAACAATCTGAACGCCAGCGCGATCGCCACGGCCTTTGTGTTCGCCCCGTACCTCACCGATGAAGTTTGGTTCTGTGTGGCGACCGGATCCAACACGGCGCCGAATAAGGCTTTCATCTACAACACGGAAACGAAGTCCTTTTCGATTCAGGACGTTGATTTCTCCTGTCACGCGGAAGCTCTCTATACCGGCGTCCCTTACGATGTAGTGGGAAACGCCTCGGGGCAGATCCTCACCCTCGACAGCGGATTCAACACGGCGGCGGGGCTTGCGATCGACGGCCGAATCGAGACGGGGGATCTTGATTTCGGCCTTCCGAACAACGTGAAAACGATCGCGGAAGTGATTCCGCATCTTGAGTATCAGGACACCGTAAGCGAATTGATGATCCAAGTCGGGGTAAAGAACCGGATCCCCGATGATCTTCGTTGGTCGGATCCGGTCCCGTTTACCATCGGCGTTTCGGATAAATGCGATCTCAACGGATTTCGCAAGGGAGGAAAATTCGTCCGGATCCGGTTCTATTCGGATCTCCTGACGAGTCCTTGGAAGATGAGCGGCTACACCATCAACTACGAAGTGGGAGGGACAAGATGAACGATGTATTGGGAATGGTTCCGCCGGTGCCAGAGAAAAAATCCCCGGTAATTATCGGCCTGATCCCATGTTGGAACAGGTTTTTTCTGGATCCGGCATGGTCGGTTGTTCGACCCGGAGTGGAGGAAATCGCGCAAATCGCACTCGAAGAATTCAGCGCCTTATATGTTTGGCAACAGATTTTCTCCGGGAGATTTCAACTTTACATGGGATATCTCGACAAGACCGGCACGGCGACGGAGGCAAAATTCCAAGAGATGTTCGTGGAAAAACTCCGTGCGCCGGACAAGGATTTCGCCGGATTTTTCATCTTGGACGTAATGAAGGAAAAGGCCATTCATGTTTTCGCTGCGTACATCATGCCGGAGTACCGGGACAAGAACCTGTGGGAGCTCGGATTCGATTATATCGAGTCCCAAGTCAAGATGATCGGGGCCAAGGAGCTCACCGTCACCATGCCCAGGGCTACGCTCGAATCCATGAAGGGGCGTGGCTTTGAGGAAGGATTGCTCAACATGAGGAAGATGCTGTAATGGGCGGCAGCAGCAGCGGCGGCGAGTCAATTATTTACACCAATATGCTGCCGACCTATATCCCCGGGGTACAGGCCAAGGTCGAAGAATGGATGGCCGCGGCCGATACTTTGGCAGACAGCAATTTCAGCGCCTACACCGATCCCACTTATGCGGCGCAGAACGCAGACGAGACGGACGGGATCGCGGCTGTGGCCACCCGAGGGCGATACGGATCCACGATCGAGCTCGACGGGAAGGCCCATCTTCGGAATCTTTACGATGGTCTGAAACTCAACGTGAACACCAAGATTGCTTCTTTTTATGCGGCGCAGATCGCAGAACTTATACAGTCCTTTGACGAGGAAGTGCTCCCGGCAATCCGCAAGAACTATGTTTTCGCCTGGGGAGGAAGTGAGCACAATGTCGCGGAAGCGATAGCGGCCGAAAAGATGATGGGCAAGATCAACGAACTTGCCAAGATGTTTTATGACGATTATGTTTACGAGCGGTCCCTCATGCAGCAGGGGATGGCCCATGCAACACCCTACGGGCTTCAATGTATTCGGGACATGGAAATGCTCCGTCAGGCGGGGATCTACACGCGGGAATTCGATC